GGTCAGTCAATCTATCATCAATAAGATATTGAGATTAAAAACTTACATAAAAGTTTAATAACTTTACCTAAGCTGTATACCATTTAAAATTAATAAGCAAGTAATATACGCTAAACTTGCCTGATCGCTATAACATTCAAATACAATCTTATAGTAATCTTATATAAGTAATTGACAATTAGTTTATTAAAAAGCATACAAAATGCTAATCTAATTTACAATTATAATTTATAATTATAATTTATTTTTTAGATTTTTTCAGATTTTTTATTTTTTATTTTTAAAATAATTTTGAAAATAATTCCTGAATTATGCTGAAATTGCTGTTGAAATTGCCCTGAAATTGCTGTTGAAATTGCCCTGAAATTGCTAGGCTTTTTGCCACCAAAAAAATACTTTTCTGAAAATTATTTTATTTTTTCTTGCATCTCTTTTTTTAAATTGTTTGAAATCTTTTTAATAAATTGTTAATAACTATTTGCTAAATTGTTAATAACTTCTAATTAATTTGCATTTTTATTATAAATTTTTTGTATCTTTGTCCTATAAATAAAACAAAATAAACCAAAACCAAAAAAAAATGAAAAACAAAAAAGAACAAGAAACGCAAAGAGCCAAAGACAAGGAACTAATAAAATTTTGTAATACTATTTTGTTCTGTTTGTCGGCTGTAATTTTTACAATAATAATGAGCAATTTAATTTTTGAACTAATCAAATAACAAACAACCAAAAAACCCAAATTATGAAAACACAAAAAAACATTATAGAAAGCGCAGTAAATTATTTGTCAATCGTTGCTACCAAAAAGCCGAAATTTGAGCTTTTAAAATATGTTGATATCTCAAAAAATAACCCCTTAAAAGTTAGTTATATCAATCAAGACAAAATAGATGGACTTTTAGCACATACAGGCGAGAAAATAACAGGAACAAGAGAACAAAGAAAGAAGCACTTTACAGAAACTAGTATTTTTAAAATGCTTTCCGAAATCTTCGAGCCTCATCTTATGCTTGAAGAGGTCGCAACTCTAATAGATAGTAAATTAAAAGATAATTTTGGCGAGGGGGGAGAGCTATTTATCGAGAATGATGTTGCTGGATATTACAGCCAAGAGTTGAAAAAATACGATTATCATAAAAATGGGTCTTGCATGGAAGGGAAGCCAAGCGCACTATTTGAAATCTATAGTAAATTTATTAATACAGAAGTCAAAATAGTAGGCTTAAAGATTGGAAAATTGGCAATAGCTAAAGCAAATTTGTATATAAAAACAAACAAAGACACAAACAAAAAAGAGTATTACCTTGATAGAATTTATATCGCTGACTTCTTCCAACCTGAACAAATGGACAATTTGCAGAGCCGATTATATCACAAAATAAAAAAAGCGTTAAGGATTAAAAGGCTTGACTGTTACAGCTTGACACATATCCAAAGAGGGGACACGAACAGGCAAACGCATAAGGATTCTAATAAATTTAATTATAACGGCAGCAGTGTATATCCACAATTTAAAATACAAATTAGCAAAGAGAATTTCTTTTCTTTAAATAAATTCCCATACATGGACACCTTCAGATATCTACAAGAGGGGAGAGAAAATATTTTTTTAATGCACTCGGATAATGAAGAACATGAGTACATTCTCGACAGTACTGCAGGAGATTATACCCAAACAAATCAACACATTTGCGAATGTTGCAGCGAAAGAGTAGCCGAAGATGAAACCTATTATTCTGATATAGATAGCGAGCAACTCTGTAGTGATTGCGCAGTTTATATAGAGGAGCGTGAGGACTATGCGAGAGAAGAATTTTGCACCTATAACAATTTTTTAGGCGTATATCATTACAGCAGCGACCTAAATAATTAATAAAATCAACTAAAATTAACTAAAAAATCAAGCCTATGAACAGAAGCAGCAAAGAAGACAACGGATTTAGTCATGCACAATGAACGTTTTTACTTGCGTTTGTTATATTGTGGAACTGTTGCAACTAATTGCAAAACATTTAAAAAAAATATTATAAAAGAGTGTTAAAAGTTGTGAAATTGTCCACGCACGCACAAAAACGATAAAAAAAAATTGTTTCTTTGTATTTTAAATTGAAAAAAGCAACTTTATAATTTTTAAAACTTTAAAACGACTTATTTTTTAACCGAAATATTTAGAACCGTCAATTTTCGGTACTCTCCTTCTTGAGCACATCCACATACGCACTCTAATTTTAAATCCAATTTCATAAATCTTTATTCTACAGATTTATTTTTATTGTTGGGGGGAAAATCTTAATAGTTATCTTCCTACCAATTTTAAAGGTAAGCTTACTGTTTAAGTATTTTAACATTTCAAACATTTTAAGAAGGTAAAATATGCTAGTTGCGATATGAGCAACAGCGTATTCTATAAGTTACGAAGGTATGTAAAAAAAAATTAACTTTTAAGCAACTTTGAGAAAAAAAATTTTCAAAAAAATAATAATTCAATTTCATATTTTAAATAGAGTATACACTAGAGTATATAATAGGGTATGTTATACCTCTAAGGATAAAGATAAAGATATGAATAAAGATAAGTTAATAAAATTTCTTATAATTTCTTATAATGTTTAAATAAAATTGTTTTATTTGTAAAAATAAACAATTATGTATCATCCACCTACTACATTAACATCTAACAGTTCTCCTGCAATAACTGCTGATTTAGCTTATGGAGAACAAGGAAAGTGTGGTTGTCAAACTATAATACTATCAGCTGTTCCAGGAGGAACTACGAGATGGAGAGCTGATGATCCTCAATCACAACCTGAAATGCCAAATTGTAAAGATTATTCAAATGTATATAAAATTGTTGTTTTAGTTAGGGCTACATTTGACAAATTTTTACTTGCTACAAATATTAGTAAAATTCAATTAGCTTCAATCACAAACACTCATATTGATGCAGGTGTTACGATTATGGGAAATTTTTATGATGTATCAATTAGAGGGGGAGCAGTAATATTGTATAGAGATTGTGAACAATCTTAAAATAAAAAAAAATTAAAAAATATAAAAATATGCCGTGCGAACAATGTGAAGATGGAAAATATAAATGGGGAGTAGATGGAGAGTGTCAATATCTAACTCTTGAAGATTGCCAACTTGCCAATCAGGAAAATTTCTTAGAAGAAACTATAAAACCTGAAAAAACTTATAGTGAAACGCCTGTAGATTATACATTACATTTCTCAGAAGAACAAATGGAAATGTTGCATACAGAAGGAGAGTTAATGGTAGAGGTTGAGGGAAGTGAAGAAGGAGAAAAAATGAACATTTTATTTACTTATGATGTAAAGAAAAAAGAAGAAGAAATAGAAGAAGAAACAGAAGAATTAGAGATAGGAAAGCATCAAGAAATTAAAAAATATTCAGAATTAACAGTATCTCTTTTAGATGATGAGTTAGATGAATATATAAATAAATTAACTAATGCTATAAAAACTGTAAAATAATGAATGATAATGAAATTGATAATCTAAACCCATACAGACAATCTGCAGATAAATATTTAACTACAAAAAACAACAAAGGAGGCAGACCTGTAGGTTCTTTAGATAAAAATACTACTAGCGTAACTAAAATTAGCAGAAATGCTTTGACTTGGGCGTTAGAAGGTCATTCTACAAAAATAAGAATGGCGTTAGATAAATTATTTGAACAGAATCCTGAAGCTTATATAAATGCAGTTTCAAAATTGCTTAACTATACAGTTCCAAAATTATCATCTTCTGAAATAAACGATAATACAACTAAAAAAGTTAAGATTGAGATTAATGATGATGTTAGCATTGAAGAATTAAGAGCAAGACTTGATGACCTCAACAACTGATAATGCTTTAAAATTTGCATTAGAAAAAAAGTTATGTGAATTATCATTTTATGAGTTTTTTAAAAAAGCGTGGCATATTGCCGAGCCTAGTATTGAGCTTTCTACTAATTGGCATCATAAATATTTATGTGATATTCTTCAAGAAGAAGCAGAAAGAATAATAGCCAATAAACCAAAAACAAAAGACTTAATAATTAATATCCCCTTTAGGTCTACTAAATCTTTGCTTGTTACTGTTATGTTTCCTGTATGGGCTTGGATAAAAAATCCTAAATTTAGATTTATAACAGCATCTTATTCTGCAGATTTATCTATAGAACATTCTACAAGAAGCAGAGATATAATAACTTCAGATTGGTTTATAGAAAGATGGGGGGATATTTTTCATATTAAAAAAGATCAAAATTTAAAATCAAGATACGAAAATAATTTCTTAGGAGTAAGGAGAGCAACATCAGTTGGGGGAACAGTAACAGGGCAAGGAGGAGATTTTTTAATTGTTGATGACCCTGTATCTCCTCAACACGCAGCATCAGAAATAGAAAGAGAAAATGCTAATGAATGGTATAGAACAACATTTTATTCTAGGTTAAATAATCCTTTAACAGGAGTAAGAATAATTATTATGCAAAGAATACACGATAATGATTTAAGTGGATTTTTATTGTATGGGAATACAAGCAGAACAAAATACAAACATATTTGCATACCTGCAGAGCTGTCTGATGATGTAAAACCTAAAAAATTAATAGAAAATTACGATAAAAATGGATTGTTTTGGTCTGAAAGATTTAATAAAGATATTTTAGATGATTATAAACAAGCTTTAGGTAGCTATGGATATGCAGGGCAGCTTATGCAAACTCCAACTCCTTTAAATTCAGGAATGATAAGAGCCGAGTGGCTTAAAATAGATAAATACAAGGCAATAGAGATAGGAAAAGAAACGGTAGTTGATTTTGTTATAGACCCTGCCTATACTTCAGATGAAAAAAATGACCCTTCAGCTTTATTAGCGTACACATTTCAAGATAATAGATGGCAAATAATAGATTGTATAAATGTTTATAAAGATTTTCCTGATTTGATTAAATTTATTCCACAATGGGTGCAAAAAAATGGCTATAATAACAGAAGTAGAATTTATGTAGAGCCAAAAGCATCAGGGAAGTCAATCGTACAGACATTACAAAAAGAAACAGGGTTAAATGTAAGAGAGGATAAACCACCATCTAAAGATAAAGTAGCTAGAGTTCAAGATATATCAGCATCTTTAGAATCAGGCAGAGTAAGTTTACTTGAAGGAAAATGGAACGAGGAGTTTGTTCAGCAGTTAGTTAAATTTCCTTCAGGAAAAAATGATGATATGGTAGATTGTTTAGTAATGGCAATAAATAAAAATATGTGGAGTGGGAGCAAGATTATTTATTTTTCTTGATTTCCATAAATTTCTAGTGTAATATAAAAAAAAACTATATAATTGCGAAAAATTAAGAATTTTTTAATGAACCTAAGTAGCCTAAACAAACAACACGAAGATATGCTTGTTAGATATATAAAATCTATACAGGGAGCTGTTTATGAAGCCACAGAAGATGATGAGGTTAATAAATTCTTGGATTTTAATGAAATTCTTGAAAATATAATAAACTACACTAATGCCTTTAATAAATTATCTAAAGGGGAAAATAAAAGAACAGAGTGGGCGTATATGACACCAAATTTAATGCTTTACGCTACTATTGGATTTTTGTCAGGAATTAAAAATAAACAAAATGCAAAATTAATAGATAAATTAAGTGATAAATTATTTAATATGACTGTTGATTTTATTGGAGAAACTACAGATATACTAGAAGATATACAATTAAAAGAAAAAATACAAGAAGAAATATTAACCTTTAAAGAACATAAATATGAGCCTAACAATTAGCTTAAAGCAGGGAGATGATTCAGTAGATTTTGATGTGCCTACAGATTGGAGTGATATGACATTAGAATACTATGCAGGTATCTCTAATGTTATACATAGCCATCAAGAAAAGGCACAGCTTAAAGAAAATTCTATTTTAGAAAGATATAAAGATGATCCGACAATAGATGAAATAATGGGTAATGTTAAAATTATGGATAATGTTCGTTTAAATAGTGATTTATTTTGCTATATGTCAGGTTTAAAAAAAGAACATATGTATTTAGTGGATGCTGATAAAATTGCAGAAGTTGTAGGTCTTGTAGGAATATTAACAAAAGAATACGAGCCTAAAGGGCATAGGTCTTTTGATTTTGAAGGAGAAACATACTACTATCCTTCAGAAAATTTAAGAAAAAATACTTATGGGGATTTTATTGAGGCTACTCAACTTGATATGAGTATTGAAAGTATGAAAAATGGAAGATTTGATGTATTACCTCAGCAAATGGCAATCTTATGCAGGAGGGCAGGAGAAAAATATGATGAAGATTTAGTAGAGGAAAAATCTGAAAAATTTAAAAAATTGACAATGGACAAAGTATTTGAGTTCAGTTTTTTTTTGACCAAACGAAACAAACAATTATTAAATCTTTTCAATATGTATTCGGAGAAAAATCTCAAGGGCTTGGGGCAGTAAAAACAATGGGACTTTATAACACTTATATAAAGCCTTTTGGGTGGTTAAACAGTCTTTATGTTTTAGCAGAAAAAGGTGTTTTTAAAATGGATGGAAAAAATCAAATAGAGAGTGTTCAAGATACTAATTTGTATAAAGTTTTAACTTATTTAAGTTATATAACTGCTAAAAATGAATATGAATCAAAAGTTAGTGAGAAAATAGCTAATCCAAATAAAGTAATGTAAATTATGTCAATAAAATTAGTAGAAATAGTAACAGCAATGAAAAGTAAATGGACTTACGGAACTAAGTCCTTTGGCTATACTGAGGAGTTTAATGATAATCATAATACTCAATATCCTTCTTTACTTATAACTCCACCAACATCCGTATTTCCTGAAATTTTTTCACAGAATGGATGGGAAAATTACACTTTTGAAGTTTACTTTTCAAATTTATATAATAGAACAGAGCAATCAAACGAAAGTATAGAAGAAAGATGGCAAAATTTACAGGATTTAGGAATGGAGTGGTTAGATATGTTTTTAAAACATTATCAGGCTAATCCAACAAATTATAATCCAACTCCTGTTGTTGCTTTTTTAGAAGATTCTAGTTTATCTTTAGAAAGAATTAAAGAAGCTGCTAATGATCAATTATTACAAATTAAAATGACTTTTACTTGGAGAGTTATGAGTATGTGTTTTAATCCTGTATCTGCCTATCCACCTGAAATCTCAGGTGCTGATCTAAAAGCATGGCTAAGGGCAGATAGCAATGTTTTGTTTAGTATACCAACTAAAAAAATAAATACTATTGGGGATAGTTCAGGTAATTCAAATGGATTATCACAATCAGTTGCCTCAGCTCAACCATTACGATATAGTTATGGAGGTCTTTCAAATAAAGCAATGACAACCTTTACAACAAACTCTTTAGTTTCAGTTAATAATTTTACTACTACTAGCACTACTACTCAAGGATTTACTATATTTGAAGTGAGCAAGATAAAAGCAGTAAGTAATGCCGTATTTGGATATTTTAATCTAGCAAATGGTTCTTATATAGAAATGGGAACAAATGCTACAGGAAATTACAAAGTTTCTGTAAGTGATGGAACTACAATACTAGCTACACAGTCAGCAGAAAATGCAGTTGATAAATACCATATAGGATGTTTAAGAAAACAAGGCAATTTGATATACTTAAATTATAAATCTGCAACATCTACAAGTAGTTTATCTAATACTAATGCAGCTTTTAATCTTAATATCTCATTTGAAAGTGAGAAATTTAGAATTGGATGCACTCAGCAAAGTGATGGGGGAATACCTACCCCCTCTGCAGTAGATGTTAGATATTTAGATGGGGATTGGCAAGAATTAATAATCTACGATAAATATTTATCAAATAATGATAGAGAAAAAGTAAGTAATTATTTAAACAATAAATATAAAATATATTAAGATATGGCGACATATAATGGAACATTAGCAATATTTAAAGACCCTAACAATACAAGTGATACAAGTCTTAATAGACAAAATGAATTTTTAGGGAGCTATTCAGTTATTCAAAGCGTAAATTCGCCTTTAATTCATAGTGTGTTGTGGACTAAAGCCTCTATGACTGAACAAGATGAGCCTCTAGCTAGTAATTTTGTAACAAGCACTCAAAAAGGAGATGTGGTAAATGTTATTTTTGACATATATCAATGTAATGAGTATTATGATGTTACTGCAAACCCACAAGGACAGTATGCTTTTCCTAATGATTGGACTTTAGTGGCATCAGTAAGAAAATCAAGAGATATAGCAAATAAGCTTGATAATGACCCTTTAAATTTAGAGGCTCAACACGCTCAAATTCCTTATGGACATACTTTTACTGTAGATATTAGTGAAATATGCAAAGATTTAGTTAGCTATTGCTTATTACCACACGGAAAAGGGACTTTTAGTAATTATAAATATGGAGGTCTTACAGGGCAGCCTCAAAAACAAGATAACCTTAACAGTCCTGTATGGCATAATATGTTTATAGTTAATAGAAATGGTTGTTATAGATGGATAAGATTGCAATATAGAGCTGAAATAATAGATAATAATGGTATAGTGCAACCTACTACAAACACTCCATTGGATAGTTATGGTCCATATGCAATTATAAATCACGCACCTGATTTTGGGATGTCAAATGTTAATAGTAATAGAGGAGGTGCAACAGGACAATTTTTGCTTCAAAGTGGTTGGGGCCAATCTCAAAGCTACGCTCGCTCATACGCAAGTAATGCTCCAAATGGACTCTCTACAGGTAATGCTGCATCTGTTGGTATGAGGTTAGCAAAAGATATTCGCCCAATGGATAACAACGAGGTTTTGTATTGGTTTGCTGGTTATGGAAATCAATATTCTCTTTGGTACACTCCACCTGCATACCCTACTCCTGTTCCCACTGTACGCTATACTACAGGGCAAATTACAGATTTATGCCATCTTTTTTTTATGCAAGTAAAAACTTATGATGCTGCAGGAAATGTTCTTAAAACAGGAAGGCTGTATGATTGGAATCAAAATCTAAGACCTAAAAGAACTATTACTCAGATAACAGGCACAGCAGGATATGATGTTGGTTATGAAGTATGGGATAGAAGTCAGTTTAGATATTGTGCTCAAAATGTAAGCCCTGTTTTTATTAATGCAAATATAATACACGAATCATCTACTATCCAAGATATTTGGGAAAATAATGGAACTACTTATACTAGATATATGATTGATACAGGAACAACTGCTAATCAAAAAGCTTTATTTATAAATGATGAAACTGCTTATTACAGCATTGGATTGACTTCTATAACTAAGATTCCTTCAGGAGCTAGTGCAGGTGCTGCTGCTCAGCGTGTTCAAGATAGTATGCACGAGTACAGATGGTATAAAATAGATAGAGATAGGCAATTAAGAACACCTCAGCCTATAACATCATCTACTGCCTCGCCTTATTATGCAGGAGTTTATTATACTGATTTAAAAACTACTATAACAAGCACATCAGTAAGAGCTAAAGGATTTTATCATCCCTATAGTGCTCACCCACCTTATGTAAAAATATATTGGCTTAATAAATGTGGGGGGATAGATTCTTATGTTTTTAAAGGAAATAATACCAAATCTTATACGGCATCTAAAAATATTATATTAAAAAAACATCCTAACAGAGCAGCGACATCTTATGGGTATAATAGGGCTGATTATTATTCTACGCCAAAACAATATCACTATGGGCATCAACTTGCAAGTGGTGCAAATGGAAATAATAAAGCTACTAAAAACACTTATTATAATGACAGTTGGAGAGAGGGAGATGTTTATAGAGGAGGTAGAGAAGTTTTAAGTGTAGATGCTACTAAGGGAGGTACTGTTACATCTTTACCGTTAGATTCATCTAACGCAGAATGGCTAAGAGAAATTATATCTTCTCCAAATGTTTGGACTGAATTTTGGGCGTTAGAACAAAAACCAAGTAGTTATTATGAAAATTATTTGCCAAATAGAGATCTTGGCAACATAGAAAACACTTGGTTGTCAGATGGTAGACATCCTTCAAATTTTGATTACATTCCAATTATAATTACTAGCGAAGAAGTAGATACTTATGATGAACAAAAAGGAAGCGTTACAATAACTTTAGAATACATACATTCTCATTCAGTAGTAACTCAAAGAAATTAATATATGCAAAAATCAATATCTATAGAGCTTACAGAATTAAATAAAAATATACCAGGCATTAATCAAATGCTTAGTAATGCAGATTTTGCTACTACTAGCGATTGGGTAACAAATTACAATCAAGGTAGTTGTGGAAATCTTTGGGTAATTTCATCAGGCAGTATTAAAAAAACAAGCACAAGTAATTGTTCTTATTTTCATCAACCTGTTAATTTAATGGAAGGTCAAAAATATCAAGTAGAATTTTATGTAAGAAATTATAATTTAGCAGGTGCTTTGCTTTTGGCTAACCACGATCCAACAGGAGGCAATGTTACTTTAGTTGATAATACTATTGTTACTACGAATGCACCTTATTGGAAAAAAGTAACCAAACAATGGATTCAGGGGGCTTCTAATACTGATAAAATACGCTTTTATGCAAATCAAAGCACAACCATAGAACTTGATGAGATAAAACTTTATAAAGTTCCTTTTGGAGTGAGTAATGTGTATGGAGTTTTAGATGCTACCACAAGTGATGATTTTCCATTAGCTCTTACTTTTTCTGTAAATGACCCCTCAAATATAGAAGCAAGAACAGGTGCATATAGCAAAACATTTCAAATACCTGCTACATCAAATAACAACACAGTTCTTAAAAATTTTAACATAGCAAATTCAACATTATTTGATTCTTTATTGTACGCCAAAATACCCTGCAGGATTTTAGTAGACAATTTGTTTTCTTTAACAGGATTATTTCAGTTGCAAGATGTGGTAAGAATAAATGATGTTCCTGTCTTTTATAGCTGTATTTTTTATGGAGATAATCTTGGGTGGAGCACGACATTAGAAGCTCTTTATTTAAGCGATATGCGATTACCAAATTCTGATAATTTAAAATTATCGGCAGAGGCTGTTATAGGAAGTTGGGATAGCGACCATTCAGAGCAAAAAACAAATTTAGCCACAACGATTGTTGGTTCAGTAACATCAGCAAACACTTCTCCAATAGTATATCCTATTGCTTTTTATGGAGGGGTAAATGCAGGAGGCGAACACGAAGGTCGGGCTATTCAGCTAAAAAGAACAAAATACGAAAATGATTATATAGACCATACATCAGGAAACCCTATTACTCCTAACACATCTGACACATACATACCTGATACTCATTTAATTAACCCTGTAAATGATTGGCGACCTCAAATATGGATTTATAAAATGATGCACTATATATTTAATAGTATAGGGTATAAACTAAGTTCTAATTTTATTGAAAGTGATAATTTTAAAAAACTTTTATATGCTACGCCAAATTTTCTTTTTAATGATTACACTCAAAAAGAACAGGCTAATTTGTTTGTTGGTAATTTTTTAGATGATACTTGTGCAGGTACTCCTTCCGAACAATTTATGACTATTGGTCGTTATAATAATACTATTCCTTATGTTGTTGCTGCAGGAGCAGCAGGAGCTGCTGCACCAAGTGTAACAACGACATATAGTGCCCTTCAAACAATTCATCAAGTAATTAGACTTGAACAATCTTCTTGTAGTACAGGTGGTTCAGGAGCTTATGGGTCAAGATATTGGCAACCTCAAAGTGGAGTGATTGTTAATAACAACTCTATAGTTCAACAAAGCTTACTTATGAGTAAAACAACACTTGGAACAGCAAGTCAAGATTATAATTATTGGACTATAGATGAAGCAGGGTTTTATTCTATAAACTTTTCTAATATATCTTATTCACTATATGCTCCCTCAAATTCGTGGGTAGGGGGAACAAGTAGTTCCTCCTATAATTCTGCTTCAAAAGTGCTTTGGAGGGGAGAGTTAGGTCTTGAAAGCAAAAATCCTAACACTACTACTTGGGTTAATAGAACACCACTATCTATTTCTGCTTTTGAAATGGGAGCAGAACAAAATGCTAATGCAAATTATGAACTAAAAGGCAATTTTCCTGCCTTTAATTATACAGGTTATTTTAATAAAGGAGAGCAAATTAGATTTAATGTTCAGGCATACCCAACTGTAAAAATTAAAAATTATAATGCAACTCAATTAACCATCTATATAGACTTGTCTGTATATGGGAATAATAGTGATTCTTTTATTTCAAGGGCAGGGAATTTATCTATTAAATTATTAGACCCACAAATTCCTGCTTGGGGATGCACATATAACCTTAAAGATGTACTGCCTACAGACCAAAAACAATTAGATTTTGTAAAAGGAGTTGCTCACGCATTTAATTTGCAATTTAATACAGTTGAATCTGAAAAAACTGTTTATTGCGAACCATACACATCATTTTACTTACCACCAAAATATGCTATAGATTGGACTAATAAATTAGATAGAGGACAAGATGATACTTTATCTTTTTTTCAAACAGAGTTTACTAGAAGGCTTATCTTTAAATACAAAACAGATGACAATGATGCAGGAGTAAAGCGTATGTCAGAAAATTATTTTCAGGGAGTAGGAGATAATTACCCTAAAATAGTAGATTTACCAAATACATATCCCAAAGGGGAAACTATATTTGAAAATCCATTTTTTGCAGGTAGTGTAGATACGCAAAGCGCTTATGTAGGGGATTTGTTAAATAATAGTAAAAACTTTTACACAGCAAGAATGGCTACTACTCCACACGGACAGCCACCTCAAGGGTATGATTTTCAACCGAGAATGTTATTTTATAGAAAATTTGTACGAGATGCGATAGGGGGACCAATGATACAGGGATTTTGGACTGAAAATACTACAACGAATAACATTAGACCCTTTTTTAAGCAATGTGTACAAGCTAGTCCTGTTACTAATTGGGCTATAACCTCTTTAACCCCCAACACCAATCAGGCAAATGGTACTGCTCGTATTTGTACATCTTCTTTTAATGATAGATATAATTTTACCGATCAATTTGGATTATCTTATGGGAATTATTGGGCTACAGATTGGATTTATCCTGCTACTACAGATTCTATTGCTGGGAATCAAGTAGGCAAGGGGCTGTACCAAAGGTATTATCAGCCAATGATAGATAATTTAATAAGTAATCCAAAAACTAGAATTTGTTATATAGATTTAAAAATTACAGATATAATTAATTTAGATTTTAGAAAATTAGTATATATTGATGGGGTTTATTACAGGCTTATAAAGGTTATAGATTATCAACCTCACTTAAATATTCCAACTCAAGTAGAGCTTCATCAATGGGCACCTGATACAGGAAGTTCATTGCCTCAAGAGGGGGTATGGATAAATAATGTAGCAGGAGGAACAAATAGTGGAGGAGCGATTAATGAAGATGGGAGTGCTCCTACTGACCCTATTCAATATGGGTAAATAATGTTGGGTGGAAAGCCTGACTACAATGATATAAAAAAATGAATAGAAGAAAAATAACTAATAGTGGGATTGCTTTAGAAAGTGGTCTTGGAACTATTTGTGGATTTAATGCAGTAACAGAAGCTCCAACTCAAATAGCAGTAAATGAGCGTTGGACTTTTTTACCAAAAAGTAATACAGCTAATGATTATGTTAAAAAAACAAATCACGCTGAAGCTTATGATATAAATTCAAATTTTATTTTAAATGAAACAACGAATTATAATAATAATATGGCAGTTAGATATAGTATATTTACTGCTCCATCTGATTGTTATTTAAAAAGTGTAGATGGATTTGTGAATTTTGCCACAAGATCTTGTGTAAACCAAGAAACATTTAGAATTAGTATTTGGAGTAAATCTACAACTCTTGATGCTAGTACATCAACACCTATGAAATTATTATTCTATCAAGATTTTGCCTCAGCAAGTGATAATAATAAAGTTTTATTAATGGATGGAAATACTAACACCAAAGTTAATGACAAGTCTATAGTTATTAATCAAAACGATTCAGTTTTTATAAGTATACGAAGATTGAGTGGAGTTGCCTGTCAAACTATGTATGCGTGTTGCACTATGATTTTTGAATACTTAAATCCAATATCAACATCTGAAATTTTTAATTTACCTATAGGAATTACTGATAAAAAAAGTAAGTACTGTGATGTGTTGTCATCTCCTCAACCTGCATTTGAAGAACCTCAAAATAATTAATTTATAATGGAAGAAAATGAAATAATAAGAGCAAAATTAAGAGAAGCAGGTAATTTTTACATTAAAGAATTAAAATCAGAGCTTGAATTTCAGCAACATATTGCTTCAGGCAAATTAGCAAAAGGGTTTTTTACTAGGATTCATTATGTTAGAGGTAAATTAGTTTTAGATGTTATGAATAACACTAGCTATATGAGAGTTGTAAATGAGGGAGATAAAAATGGAGTTTCTGTTGATTTTAATGCAATTTTAAATTGGGCTAAAGACAAAGGGCTTGATTTTAAAAAAGGGCAAATTAAAAAAATAGTAGCAATGTTATCTTCAAAATATTTAACAGAAGGAGGGGAGAAGGTTGCTCCTAGAAGATACTTTTTTATAGAGGTTGCTTTTGATGCAGTTCTTAGAATGGGAGTTCAATCAGAAATAGAAAGAAGTATATTAAAACAAGTTGAATCAAATTTAGAAAAAACAGGTAAAAGTAAAGAAATAAGAATAACGGTAGGCTAAAAATAAAAATATGTCATTAAATAGCAAAGTAGCAATACAAGTAGAAATAAAAAACATTAAGCAAGTTGCTGATTTAAAATCAGAATTAAAAAAACTTAGAGCCGAACAAAAAGAACACGAAAAATACGCAAAGACAGGTAAGTTTACTTCTAAAGCTCAAGAAAAAGGATATATAGATAACGCTAAGGCTATTTCTGCAAAATCTAAAGCATTAAGAGGCCTTAATCAATCTATTAGTCAAAACACTAAAACTACTCAACAGGCAAATAAAGCAACAGGAAGTATGACATCTTCTTTTGTAAAAGCTCAAGCAATTTATGGGGCTGTTATGCAAGGGTTTAGAATGTTATCACAAACTGTTGGTGGTTTAATATCTACATTTGCTAAGTTTGAATATACAATGGCTACTGTTTATGCCGTTTCAGGGGCTACAGATGAAGAATTTAAAAAATTAAACGAAACTGCTAGAGCATTAGGTAAATCTACTGCTTTTACAACTACACAAGTAGCTCAATTAATGGTAGAGTATTCAAAGCTAGGATTTAGCGTAGCAGAAATACAAAATGTTGTTAAGCCAACAATAGATTTGGCTATCGCTACAGGCTCAGATTTAGCTAGAGCATCAGAAGTAGCAGGTTCTGCAGTTAGAGGTTTTGGATTAGATGCAGGAGAGGCAAGTAGAGTTACAGATGTAATGGCTGTATCATTTAATGCATCTGCTATGGATATAGAGAAATGGCAAACATCTATGACTAAAGTTGCACCAATCTCAAAATCGGCAGGATTCTCTATTGAAGATACTGCTGCTATTATGTCTAAACTTACAGATGCAGGTATTGAGGCTTCTATTGCAGGTACATCTTTAAGAAATATTTTACTTAAAATGCAAAACCCTTCATCTGAATTAACTAAAGCTTTTGGTGGCACAATACACGGATTAGATCAATTAATTCCTGCTATGGAAATGTTTGTTGCTCAGGGTGGTAGTATGGCTGATATTATGGAAGTGGTTGATGTGCGACAAGCTGCTACCTTTGAGCATATGCTTAGTTCATCAGATTCAATTTTAGAATTAAGAGATAGAATGGAAGAAGCTAGTGGAGAGGCTGCACAAATGGCTCTTATAATGGGAAATACAGTTAAGGGAGCTACAGATAGATTTAAGTCTGCAGCTCAAGAAGCAGGTATATCATTAATGGAAAATTTTGGAGGAGCTATAAAGCAATCTTTAAACGAAATGACTGTTTGGCTAAACGCTATGGTAAAAGGCAGTAATGGATTTAAGGATTTGATAGAAAAAATCAAATTAGTTACTAAAGCTATAGCATATTATGTTATTGGATTAAAAACTTTAGCTTTATATAAAGCTATTGCAACAAAAGCAGCTGCTCTTTTTGCAGCAACTACTACTGCTACAGGTACGGCATTAACTTTTGCTTCAAAATCAACCGTTCTTTTTGCTGCAAGTATGAAAACTTTAAGAGCTGCACTAATTAGCACAGGGATTGGAGCACTTGTAGTTGGTTTAGGGTCAGTTATTGCTCATTTTGCTACCCTTCAAACAGAAGCAGAAAAAGTAGCAGGGGCAATGGATGAGTACGGTAGAGTTATATCAACATTGATAGACAAAAAAGCAATATTACTAGGAGTAGATGAACAAGGTATGTTGGCTGCCGAAAAAGAAATAGAAAGTGCTGAAAAATTAACAAAAAAATATAAAGATTTAGAAAAATCTGAAAAAACTGCAATAGAAATAGAAAAAGAAAGGATAAGAATATTAACAAAATTAGCAAAAAAACACAAAGATATTATTGATCCTACACAAACATTGATTCGGAATACAGATATTCAATCTATAGCATTAGGAAATCAAAAAACTGCTCAAGATAAATTAAATACATCACTAGAAACATATAAAACATTAATTTTAGATATAGCTATGGGGAAGGCTGCTGCAGATAGACTTTCAGGGCTTAGAGTTGACCAAAAATTACAGAATATAGCTTTAGAAAAGCAAAGAAAAGAAGTTGCACAATTAAAAACAGCCCTCGCAATAGCTAAAGAGGATTATTTTGACGGAGATAATACAAGTTTTTTTGGACAGGAGGAAATGGACGCATATGGTGATGCTATAGAGGCTTTAAGAGAAGGCCGAATTAAATTAAACGCTATGCTACAACTAGTTCCTGAATCTGAAGACGCTATAGTAGCTTTAGAGGAGCTAGTAGAAAAAGGAGTGAAAGCTCAAATGGAAAGTGAAGAAGGTGGTACTGTGACACCTGCAACGGATTATACTCCTGAAAATA